TTTAATTCTGTGTTCATCCATCAATATTTGGTCTTGGACTGTTTTAGGATACTCAGGCTCATTGAAATCTAAGGCTAATTCATTGGGTAATGCAATATTGTTATATGAAGCAATAGCTTTTTCAACATCGTATAAATCATGTTCATACATATTCCATAAGTCTAAATCGTCTTGATAGTCCTCAAAACTCTCCAAATCCTTAATCTTGAGTGCAATCCCTGATGGAGTTTCTCCACCATCTTGAGCAAATTGCACATATAGGTGATTATTCTGAGCAACCAAATCCAGTTGAAACTTAACAGACTCTATCACTGCATTAATATCACCTTCGGGTGCTGCAATACCAAAAGTAGACCCTTCGGGTAGGTCAAGTATTGTATCACTCCCTGCTCTTTCTAACTTTTTATCTCCATACATACCTGTAATGAATGGTTGACCAAACATTTGGAATCTAAGTCCTAATTGTAATTCAGTCATAGTTATGTTTACCTGCTCATTACATCCAACTATATCATTAGCCCCTTCTACGAAGAAAGAATCAACTTGTTCTTCTCTATGGCTAAATAAAAATGGTATTACTCCATAACCATGTTCGTATTCTCCCATAATGTTACCATCTTCATCGTAATGTATGTACCTTTCATTATCCCAATAAGCATATTGTAGTTTTTCTGTATTAGAAACATCGCTTACATTCATAAGTATTGGATATGTAATTGCTACAGGCACAAATGGGTTTTCATGCATATGCACATCAAAGTAATAAACTGGCTTATAGTCAAAGCAAGGAACTGCAAGATCATCACGATAAATAACCTGGGTTGCTACAGATCCAACCAAACGAGTCATTCTTTCAACGTGCTTCATCCTTGCATCTTTTTTACGAGTAAGAGTTGCATATTGGTCACCTGCACTCCTTGTTGCTCCTACTGTATATATCCTTGACATTTTATTTACAAACCTTCTTGTAAAGTTTGAATTATAAAGTGGGATTTCTCTAAATGCATCAGCCGAAAAGTAATCATCAATATATTTTTCAGTTTCTGTGCCTGTATAATAGTCAAGCAACTTACGCACCTCACCTCTTCGTGCTTTAGCCATTGCTAGTTTATAGTCTGCTACTGATTCTTGTATTATCTGTTCAGGTGTTATCATCTTTGAATTACTCCAACTTCTCTTTGTCTTATGGGGAATCTATTTAAGAAAAAATAACGAACCATGTCCATACCATGGTCGTTCCTGCCATCTTTTATGGGTTCAGGCTTTAATGCTTTCCCATCGACTGCTTCAGGGTATCTATAATTTTCAAAATCCTCTGCGAGTCCTGTACACCTGCTGTGTAAATGCACAAATCTTTCACCCTGTGCATTTTCTATAAAGCTTCTGACATGACTAACCCCTGATGCTATACTTCGAGACACTTTATCTCTAACACTCCTGATTTGTATGCCACTCCTTCTAAATATTTCAATATCGCCCATCCCTGATTGCCCTTGTGCTTGCATACCTGCAGGGTCGCCATAATATTCTCTAACATAGTATGGTTTTTCTTTTACTTTAGCTACTAATTCATCAGTTTTGATGTTTTGCTCATGTATTATCTCATCAATGATGTTTATATGCCAAAAACCTGCAACCCTATATGTTTGAAACCAAGCAACAGCAGGCATTCTATAGCCAAAGTCAATTGAGCAGAATGTTGGGAAGTTTGGATTATAAGGAAAGTTCCCTACATCTAAAGTCCTGTCAAATGAGTATACTCTACCTTCAAACGAGGTAAATTTAGCTGCATACTCTTGCTCATACAATTCTGTAGACATATTTCTTTTACGCTCAATAAGAAATGAGTCTTTTTTACCATCAGGGAATGCATATTGGTTATTCCAAGATGGAGCTTGGTGCGATTCCCATAGAGGGTCTCTTTTACCAAGTAAGAACACGTCATATATCCAATTATAACCTTCAGGGGTAGTTATAAATATTGCTTTACCTTTCCTGTCTGAAAGTGTAGGGGAAAGATACATATCCCAAATTCTTTTCTTAACTTTAGCTGCCTCATCAATAATCAAGAGGTCTAAACCCTCACCTACAAGAGAATCAGGGTTATCAGCAGACTTACCTTCTATGGTAGTTCCCCACTTAAACTTTATAAACCTTTCCTTCTCTGAGGCTCTCTCTATATCATTAGCCCTGCCAACAACCATCTTCTGCCAAACCTCTCTAAACATAAGATCAGCTTTATCGTAAGATAATCCTACTAACCATATTTTCTTACCTGGTTGAGATGCTATATAAGTAGCTTCCATTGCAGATGCTGTTGTTTTGCCAAATCGCCTACCACAAACCATCACAAAAAAACGAGCAGAATCTTTTTCAGGATAATGCAGTTTTAGTTGCCCATCATGAGGGCTATACCCCATAAATTCAAACCATTCTTTTTTGTAGTTTTTGTTTTTATCCATATATGATTGAGTCTCAATCTCAACAAACTTGCAATTAGCAGTTAAAGTAATTTAACTTATGATACCTGTAAAATGCAAGATATTGTAGTTTACGAATTTCAAAACACAACATGGAGGGCAGTATGTCCGAAGAAACAAACCAAGTAGCTACTGAAACAGTAAGTGAAGGATCTACTAACGAAACAGCTACAGAAACGACCGATGTAGGTGGATTAATTGCAGAAAGCAAAAAGTATCGTAAAAGGTCGCAGGATGCTGAGGCTCGCTTAGCAAAACTTGAATCTCAATTAGCAAAAGCTGAAGAAGCTAAGTTGAAAGAGAAAGAGGATTTTAAAACTTTATACGAAAAAACAGCAGGTGAGATGGAAACATATAAATCACAGGCTGATAAGTGGACAAGTTATGAAACATCAAAGCGTGAGGCTCTTTTAAATAGCATTCCTGAAGAAGAAAAAGAGGCTATGTCAAAGTTAGACTTAGAAACTCTTGAATTTTTAACTAATAAAATTAACAATTTGAAGCCAAATGTTCCTCAAGTCATGGGAAACTCAAGAACAATTCCCCCTCAGAAAAAACTTTCTGAAATGACTGAAAACGAAAGAAGAGAAAATTGGCAGTCAATATTAAACCAACATAAAAGAAAGTAGGTTATTTAAATGGCTTTAACAGACCCATTTGACGCAGGGCAGGTTTTAGGTGGTGGTGCAGCAGGTGCTGTAGATGCTACCGATGTAGCAGATTCGTTTGTTCCCGAGGTCTGGGGGGAAGCAATAGAGGATGTCTTTAAGGAGATAACTTTATTTGATAAATTAGGTACAGATTTATCAGGCAATTTCCCAGGATATGGTGATACAATTAATTTACCACACATTGGTGTTCCTGGAGTACAGGTTTACACCCAAGGTCTTGAAATTGCTCCTGACGTGTCTAACTCTAATAATGATCGAGGTACTTCAACACAATTAGTAGTTAATGAATACAATGTATCTTCAGTATATATTCCTGATATTGTAAAAGTACAGTCAAGTTATGACTTAATGAGCATTTATGTTAAGCAATTAGCTTATGCTAATGCAAGAGCATTTGATAACTTCTTATCATATACTATTGCTCAAAAAATAAATGACTTATTAAAAAGTGGCACAGGTGTTGTAGGTGGTGATGCTAATACATCGCTTCATACTGTAACAACAGGTAGTGTTTTAAGTCAAGCAAATATAACAAATATGTATGCTAAGATACTTGCTGAAACAGGCTCAACAGATGGTTGGAGCTTAGTGCTTTCACCTGCTATGATGAGTTCATTGAATGCACTTGCAAGTTATAGTGAAGGTACTATGTCAGCCCCATTAGGTGGCGATTTTGCAAGAACAGGTATGGCAGGAAATATCTTAGGTATGCCTGTTTATGTTTCTCAATCACCATATATGGGTGGTTCAGGAGCAGCAGTTGCAGCTGATGCTACTAAAGGTATTAAAGCATTAATTAGCTTTGATACTACTGATGCTCAACAAGATGATATTCTTTATGGCTTTGCAATGCATGAAAGTGCTTTATACTCAGCTTTTTCTAAAAAAGCTCAAGTAACTGCAAGCTATAGACACTCTCACTTATCACACTTAGTAACTTGTGAATCTGCATATGGTGCAGTTGCAAGATGTGCTGATGCTGATGGTGATAGACGTATCTTCTCATTAATTGATTACGAAGCAGCATAATCAATAAATAGATAAACCTTAAAAGGGGTGGGCAACTGCCCCTTTTATTAAAGGGAAATATGAAAGACTTATTAAAAAGAATTAAACATCATGAAGGATATAGGGCTAAAGTATATAAGTGTACAGAGGGTTACGATACTATAGGCTATGGATTTGCAATAAAAGATTTAGTTTTAGAAGAAGATATTTGTGAGGAAATCTTACTTAGGAAACTTAAAAGTTTAAATAAAAGTGTAGTTTCTAAATTCCCTTTCTTTGAGGACCTTCCATCTGAATGTAAGAGTGTTCTTATGGAAATGTGTTTTCAATTAGGGGTAACAGGAGTTTCTAAATTTAAGAAAGCCTTGAAAGCCATGGAAGATGGCATTTGGGAAAAGGCTGCTGATGAAATGCTCGATAGCAAGTGGGCTAAACAAACCCCTAATCGTGCTAAAGAATTAAGCAACATCGTAAGGAGTTTACATGAAGAAAAGTCCAGTACGAAGGGCAATAGTAACACCTGATAAGCACTTTCCCTTGGCTGATATGCCAAGTATTAAAGTTTTATGTAAGACAATAGAGATAGTTAAGCCTACAATATATATAGATTTAGGTGATGTGGGAGAATGGGCAGGATGTTCACACTGGCAATGGGGCAAGAAGAAAAGACCTCCCCTTGAGTATCAATTACCTTTTATAGATCAAGATGTTGTAGATGTCAATGCAGGAATGGATATCATTGATGAAGCCCTGGATAAAGCCAATTGCAAAGAAAGGCATATGATTACAGGTAATCACGATGATTGGATGAACAAATTCGTTGCAGAAAACCCATACCTAGAACAATATAGATTTGAAACTGCTGTTGATTTAAAAGGAAGAGGATATAAACACCATCAATGTGGAAAGTACTTAAAGATAGGCAAGCTAAATTTTTACCATGGGCATCATTTCGCAGGAATGCAACATACAAGAAATCATCTAATCAGACTCGGAGCAAATGTAATGTATGGTCATCATCACGACCTACAGCAGTCGAGTGTGACTCACATGGATGGAGTCAAGAGTGCTTGGAGTATTGGTTGTTTGAAAGATATGAGCGATGAGCAAAATTCTTGGCTTGGTGGTCGCAAGATTAACTGGAGTCATGCCTTTGCTATTGTTGACTTTTTCCAATCAGGTTTATTTACAGTGCATATTATACAGATTATCAATGGTAAGACAGCTCTTTGGGGTGAAGTTATAGATGGTAATAAATAATGGATCTAAATATTATAGATCAGTATGGTCTGCCTATTGCAATGCTTGTTGGCTTTGGATGGTACATTATACAGAGAACAAAATTTCTTGAAGAAACCCTTACGAGGGAAATGAATGAAGACTTTGCTCGCTTAGAAGCAATAATTGTAGCTTTGATTTCTCAGATAAAATTAGCACAATTAAAGGTAGAGGAAGTAAAAGGTTACATAGAAGGTATTGAAGACATCCTTTCAAGGCTTATAGATGGAGAATCAAAGAAATGACCGACTCTTTAAAAACTATTGGAACAAGCATGGGAACTATTGCTGTAAATATATGGAATTTAGTTCCTGAAGCATTAGGTCTTGTATTAATCATTTTAAATATAATATATATACTTTTAAAAATAAAGAAGGAGTACTAAATGTTTGCAACTTTAACAGCATTAGCAACTAAGAAAGTAGCAGTTTATGCAGGTATGGGTGTAGCAGGTTGTGCAACTGCTTGGGTACTAAAGAAGATACCTAATGCAACTATTAAAGCAAAGTTTGGTTCTTGGATGTATAGTCTTGGTGTGTTATGCACTTTAGGATTAGGCAAATGGAAGTGGACTAAGAAGATTTGGAATAAAACTCTTGAGCCTTATTGCATTGATGCGATTGACAATATTTTAGTTACAGGCATATCAAAGTTTGTACAGGGGTTGCGTTCAGACAATGCCTAAAGACATATCAATAGATAAGCCACTTGATAAGCACCTAAAGCCTGTAAAGGATTCAGATGGTACACTAAGTGCATTAGAAATATCTACTGATAAAGTAAGGGTTAAAGACTTAGATGTAGCAGGAACTATAAATGGTGCAGATACTGTAAATGGTGTAGATATTGTTGCAAGAGATGCAATTTTAACATCTACTACAGCTACTGCTAATGCAGCCTTACCAAAAGCAGGTGGAACAATGACAGGCGATATAAATCTTGCACAAGGTGATAAAATAACATTTGATGGTGGTGGTGATACTTCTATTCGTTCAAGCCAAGCTGACAATTTAGTATTTAAAGTTGGTGGAAATTCACAAATGATACTTTCAGAAACATCTACTACTAAGGTTGAGTCTGTATTTAAAACAGGAGCTGTTAGTTTTTTTCAAAAAGTTCCAACATATAATGCTTCTGATACTGAAGTTTATTTTAGTATTGGAAGTAAACAAAGGCTTGTTTTTGGTGCAGGAAACATTACAGATATGAACCTTAATATGCCTGCTAATAGTGGAAATTTTGTTTTATTGCTAAGACAAGATGGAACTGGAAGTAGAACTGTAACTAATTGGAAGGTTTTTGCAACTGATGATGCAGCAGCAGGTGGAAGTGCTACTGTTGTTTGGCAAGGAGGTAGTTCTCCTACATTAACCACAACTGCTGATAAAACTGATATACTTTCTTTTTATTGGGATGCAACTAATGAAGTTTGTTATGGTGTAGCGAGTTTAAATTTCTAATGAGTATAACTTTACAAGAATGGATAGATGGATCTTTTACAGAAAGCGATACAGATTATAAGATAGCAGGAAATAATATATTATATAAAAATGAATATGATTATTTAACTAAAGGCATAGAGCTTTTATGTGATAAAGTTAAACCTACTTCTGTTTTAGAGTTTGGATTTGGTAAAGGGTGGACTGCTACAAAATTTCAAGAATATGGTGTCAATAGGCACTTAATACTTGAAGCTAATAAAGAAGTATATGATACAGCTATTGAATGGAAAAAAGACTATAGTTCTAATATTGAAATAGTCAATATCTTTAGTTGGGATTATTCAGGTGGTGAGTCTTTTGATTTGTTATATGACGATAGAGAGCCTTTTACATCTGATTGTGATGATAAGCATTTTGCTAAAATGAAACAATTATTTACTAATACTCAATGGTATTCGTGTAATGCTGATAAAGCATATGGAGAGGCTTATGATACTGCTATAGATTTTAGTGTAAATAGTATTGATTATAGGCAGCATTTAACTAAAGGTTTTTATGGCAACTATTAACTTACTCCCAAATGGCACACTTTCAAATAATTGGGGAATTGTTGGTGGTGGAGGAGCAACTGCTGATGGGGTTCTTGCAGATACTGACGATGCAACTTTAATAGAAACATCAGCCATATCAAGACATTGCACTCTTCATTTAGATGATTTTGATGCTTCAGGTCTTGGGTCTACAGGCATTACAAGCATAAGGCATTATATCTCAGGGTATAAGTTTAATACAAGGGGTGGCGATACTGATGTAAATGTAGAATTACAAAATGCAGCAGCAACTCTTTATACAGAAACACATAGTTTAACATTTAATAGTTATAATGCTCAGGCTTTTTTTGGCACAGCAAGAACAACTTATAATGGCTCTATGGAGTGGAATGGTACTGATGCTGGTTCACTTTTAAATGGATTAAGATTAGAAGTTAATACAGACCCTGAAGATCCAAGTGGAGTAAGTAAGGCAAGGGTAGTACAAGCATATGTAGAGGTTACTTATACTACAGGTTCTGTAGCAACAGAAAACGCAATATTTTTTGGATGTGCATTTTAAACAATAACATTAAGTTAGGATAATATGAGTTTAACAGGAAAAACAAAAGCTAGTTCATATAAAGATATATTGCAGATGAACAATTCTAATAATGGTGTTGATACTACTACAAGAAATATTGTTGATGGTGAAGGCACTGCAAGTTCAATATCAATATCTGATGATGTTTTACAGGTAACTCCAAAAAATGATGATACTACTGCTTTATTTAAAGTAACAGATAAAGATAGTAATTCTATTTTAGTAGTAGATTCTGCAAATGATGTAGTCAAAGCAAATGCAGGGCAACATACAGTAAATACTCAGATACAAAAATTTGAATTAGACCATACTGCTGCAAGTCCTGATACAGCTGATACTTGGACAGCTTTAGTATCAATGCACAATCATAGTGATACAAATGAGTTAGAAATGGGTACAGGCTCAACACCTGCAGAAACACTAACTATTACAACTACTGCTTCAGCAGCTATAAAGCATTATTTTTATCTACCATTAAACATTACTATTGATTCTTGCAATGTATGGTTTGGAGCAACTTCAGCAACAGGGGATGTTGTAAAATTTTCAGTTATGGCATATGATGTAGATACAGATAATGGTTCAACAGGTGGAGATTTAACCAATGGTGCAGAGGTATGTGTATCACCATCAACGATTACAGGTGCAGGTAGAGAACAAGCATACTTCCAATCATTAACAATATCAACAGCAGATGTAAATGCAGGAAAAGTTTTATTAGCTTGTGTACATCAAGATGGAACAAACTCAGATTTAACAATTAATATGCAATTAGTATATCATTTAAGGTAAGGAAAACAATGGCAACATATAAGAAAAAAACAGGACTACCTGTATCATTTAACTTAGATTTAAGTTATAATGGAAAATTAACTAAAAAAACTCTTTCTAAGCTATACTCAGAAACTAAAATAGAAGAAAAAATAATAGATAGTACATCAGCAGGTGTTGCTTTATTGACCTTTAATTCAGGAACTTCTTTTTTAGCAGGTACTTTAAAGGGCTGTTCAGGAGTTTCAATTTGCAATGATGGGGATGTTCCTGTTGAACTTATGTTTACTGCTGATAATTTTGGGTTGGCAGGTGACCCTGATACAAGTGCAGGTAACCATGATTTTATACATCAGGTACTTAACGCAGGTGAGTTTTTATTTATGCCTAATATAATAATGTTTAATACAGCAACTACATCTACATCAGGTGGAATTAATACAATTATTGACAATACTGCTCCAAATGCAAATTTATATGTAGATACAGATGTAAACCTTGATGGTGCTTTAGAAGATAGTGAATCTGCATTGCAGGTTGCTGATATTGCTCCTTTTGAAGTAGGAGATTTAGTTCAGGTAGGTATTAATGATACTACTGCAACAAGAATAGAGATAATGGAAATTACTTCAATAACAGATGATAGTGGTACTGACCAAGATGCTGCAGGAACATTAGTAGTAAAAAGAGCATTGTATGGAACAAGCAAGGCAGATAAAGATGCACAAACAAATTCTACTAATGGTGCAGTAAGTGGTGCTAATGTTTACTTTCCTATTTTTAACCAATACTATGAATACAATACTGCCATATCAGGAAGTTCACAATTAGTAATGTCAGATGGTCAAGGTAAATTTAAATCTAGTAATTTTTTTGGACATGGTAGAAGTGCAGTATCAGAAGATACAACACAAGGTATAGTTGGTGGTTCAGTTGCTATTAAGTTCTATGAAAGTGCTTATGCTGAAGTAGTATTTGCAAAGCCTATTACTGCTTCTACTGATAGTAAAATTACTGCATCAACTGCTTTTGCTTTTGATTTAACTATAGATGATTCAAGTGCTACAAATATTGCATTTACTACCTCTAGTAACGTGAAATTTGGTGGTTCAGATGGGCTTCTTAGAAAAATGCAAGAGAGTATTGATACTGCATTTGAAGGTACTGCTTTTGGGTGTGTAGTTTCTATTGTAAATGGAGCATTAAGATTTACTTCTAAATCACATATGCAACCACATGATGGAACTAATGGTTCTTTAGTGTTAGTTGCTGATGCTTCAAGTGGAACAGATTTATTTACAGGTAGTGTTGGAATAATGCCTAATGATACTGCATTTCCTGCTCCTATTGAGCCAAGACTTCCTGATGATATTATAATAACTAAAGAAGATAATACATCTTATCCTAATGTAGATGCTTTTATGTATGATGATGGACTTGGTAATTTAATATATCAAGGAAGTGTTGTAGGTTCTGTAGCATACTTAACAGGTGCTATTGATTTTGCTATACCCTCATTACCATATGCACAATTTGTATTAAATGTAAATTATGATTCAGTTTTAAGTGGTGGCTTAAATATAACAGGTTCAGGTGGAGATACAGGTGTAAGTTTTATTATGGGAAGAAGTATAAATTCAAAACTAAATGCTAAGGTTTCTATCTACGCATTTAATTAAGGAGATTATTATGCCATATGGTAAAGGCTCTTATGGAAAGAAAGTTGGAAAGCCTAAGAAGAAGATGAAAAAAAGAAAGAAGAAGTGAAATGGCTAAGTTTAAAGGAAAGTCAGTTAGACTTAATAAGCCATCAAGAATTACTAAGGGTCAAGCAGGGTATGGGCGTAAGAAATTTCAGGTATATGTTAGTAATGGTAATAGAACAAAGAGAGTTACCTTTGGAGATCCTAACATGAGAATTAAAAAATCTTCCCCTGCGAGGCGTAAATCATTTAGAGCAAGGCATAAATGTAGTACACCTGGTCCAAAGACTAAAGCAAGGTACTGGTCTTGCAAGATGTGGTAGATTTGTTTTTATGAAGAGAATACAATTAAATTACAGGCACAACTTTTGTTTTAATATGCACTTTTGTGCTTGCCTAGAGGAGATATAAATGGCAGTAGCACCAACTTATTGTACCCATAAAGAATTAAAGAGGGTGTTTCCTCAGTTAGATGAGTTTGACACTAAAGTCCAAGTTTTGGGATGGACAACAGTATCAACTAATAAGTACGCTTCTCATAATAGTGGCTTAGTTACACAGCTTTTTGCAGATGGAGAAGATTTAGGTGCAGCACAATCTGCTCATACTGACTTAAATGTTGAGGGTGAGTGGTTTTATAATTCAGCAGAGGATGTACTTTATTATTATTCAGCAAGTAATCCTGCTGATAAACTAATAGAGGCAGGAGAAGAGTTTACTGCTATGGTAACTCAATTTAGAGCTGATGCCAGTAGATATTTAGATTCAAAGCTAGATCCCAACTTACCTGCTAATCAATTTAAAGATAAGTCAGGTAATTTTGACTATATGATTATTAGAACTACTGCACTTTTATGTGCAACTCTTATGATTAGATCAACAGACCCGACAAGTGAGATGGCTTCTGCTATGATGACTGAAGCACAGGAAAACATTGATGCTTTAAATAATGGTAAAGCAGGTTTATCGTGGCAGAATACATCAGATTCATCTAAAGGTGTTGTTAGGGATGTTACTTATACAGGAACAGTTAGACCTGTAGATACTCGTGGTCATTATAGTGGTACATACGATTTAATCAAGATTAAGATTACAACAGCAGGTGCTATAGGAACTGCTACTTATTCTGTGTGGGCTAAAGATAGCGATAAACTTGGAATGAATGAAGGTCATCAAATTGTCACTGATGAAATTATAAATGGTGACTACCAAGTCTTATCAGGTAGATTGGAAATAAGATTTTCAGGTACAGATTTTAGTTCTACTGCTGCACTTAACGATGTTTGGGAAGTAGAAGTACAGGGTTGGTCAGAAGAGGTTGATGTCAATTCATTGAAACCTATCAGAATGACAAGAAGGTATTAGATGCCTGTAGCTTTTACAAATAATTGGAAGAATATCCTTGATAAACTAAGGAGGGTTCTTCGGGATGAGTATGGCAATACTTTACCTGTATATATAGGTGATGAAGACTCTTTAGCAGGTAGTCAGTATATTCGCCTTGAGCCTGCAAGTAGTGAGCTTGTACAACAAAATGTTGGCTATGAAACAAGAGAGTTTACTGTAAATGTTTTTTATGTATTCTCAGGCGTTAATGTAAAGAAGACTGCATTAGATAATATTCTAAGATTTGTATCAAGGACAGAAGCATTGATTCACGATAATGGCTCAATGGATTTAGATACAGGGACTGCACACGATTGCAGGTTTCAATCTACAGAGCTTGGTACAGATGAAGAGGAAAATGTTTATATAGTCAGTTGGGTATGGCAATGTTCGCTGATGGCAAATCAAAGTTAGGAGAGTTATGAAGTACAAATTAAATAAAATAAAATCTATTTCTGCTATTAATGATTGGTGGGGTCTTGGCGAAGACAATGCAAAAAAATTAGCTGCAGGTGAAGATGTAGAATTAGAAAGTCCTCCACAATCATTTGTAGATAGTGGATATTTAAAGGAAGTTAAATCAAAGAAAGAGAGTAAATAATGGCTGCATTAGACAATACAGTTTACTCAGGCAAACAATATGAAGCGTATATATCCTTACAGTCAGGAAACTTAGGAGTAAATTCTGTATCAGGAACTTTATATAAAATGAGGATGCCTGAAGTAAATGATATAGAGTTTTCAGAAGGATTCCAAACTGCTGATATAGAAAGAACAGGGCAAAGAGTTTTAAGACCTACAGACCATATTAAAATATATAAAGGTGGTAGTTTTACTTGGTCTTTTGATAATTTAGTAATAGAAAATGAAGCATTGCTTCAGCTTTTATTACAACTATCAACAGAAGATGCTTCTCCTGCTGTAACTACTGTAATGACAGGTAATCAAGCGACTGTAGCTTATGAGCAAGGTGCTGCAACAGGCGAATACGCTTGTATTGTTTTATCTTCTCCTGATGCTGATAAAGACAGATTAATGCATAGTGCTGTATTGCAAGAGCTAACACTAAGTATGAGTCCTGAAAATAATGGTGGTAGATTGACAGCAAGTGGTACTTTTTTTAGTGGCTATCAACCTGTTATTGGAGCTGAAGGTACATCTCCTGATGCTACTGCTGTAAACTTTTCTAAGGGCTTTTTTGACTGCACTACCTCTCAAGTTGGTGGAGATGATGTTGTTATGAATAGCTTTGAATTAACAATATCTAACCCTGCAACAAGAGTTGGTTATGAAACTGTAAACAGCATTGCAGGTGAGCCTTGTGCTTACAATAGAGGTGGTCAAATATCTATTACAGGTAGCGTTAGCGTAAAATTAGACGATAACACAGCTCAAATAATTACTGAAGACTTCCTTGTTGGAACTTCTGCTAATATTAGTATAGGTGATGGCTCTACAATAGACTTTGACATTCCAACAGCCAAGTACACAGGGCATACACAGGCTGATACAGATAATGGCGTTTTTGTTGAATTGCCATTTACTGCAACAGCAGATGGCTCAGATGCTTTGATTACTATAATTGCAACTTAATAAGAGGTAAAATGAAGTTAAAACTTGACTCAGGCAGAGAAGTTAAACTCAAAGATGTGTCCTTAGATGATAGGGATGAAATGTTAGATAAGGTGGAGTACCAATTTGATAAAAAAGGTAATCCACAAGGTGTAAAAATGATGCACTCAACTATCACATTTTGGTTGCGTAGAGGATTAGATGGCGATGCTTCTGATGATTTTATCAGAGGTTTAACCTTTGAAGAAAGAACAGAGATCTTTCTCAAGATGCAAGAAGGATTGCTCTTGGGGGAAGAGAAGCCCTCCAACTCGAAATAAATGTAATAGCTGATAGTTGTGGAGGGTGTCAATATCACGACTACCCATACAAGGCTCAAGTACCCATATTAATTGATGGGAAACGACCTACACAGACCTTTGCAAGTGATGATAATGTATGGGAAGTAATTGACCTACTTATAGAGGAAACTAAGCAAATGAATAATAAGGGTAATGAGTTTGATGTAGCAAAATCAGTCAATTCTCAATTACCCTTTTTTGCTTGTAGAAACAGAATTTTAAAGAATGAACATCAGAAAGATATACAACGATATATTTATTGCAAGGAATTTGGTGTTCCTGCATATAGTGGAGCGTATGGGGATCAACCTGGTAAATGGGTTGAGAAATCTTTCGTTATTAAAAACGCTCTTGCAAAGAAAGAAAAGGATTTGATAGATGGCTCAGCAAAATAATATAACAATTGCTTTTAAAGGCACAGGTCATAAAAAATTAAGAAATGAAATACAAGCTATCGCAGCTGCCCAAGAAAGATTGTTAAGAGAAACTACTAAGACTAATAAATCTTTTAGTTTTTTTGGCGACACAACTCAAAGAAACACAAAAAGAATGGGTTTTTTGGGAAATGCATTTGCTACTGTTCGTTCTAAAATGTTGCTTTTAAATTTTGCAATAGGTACATTAGGTGTAAAGGCGTTATTAGATTTTAGTAAACAGGCTGCTAAAGTTGAGTCTATGGAAAGAGCTTTTAACACTCTATCAGGTAGTGCAGGAAAAGGTGCAGTAGCTGTTTCTAAGTTAAAAGTAGCTACAAATAATACAATGTCTGAATTTGATTTATTTCAACAAGCTAATAATGCTATGGTTCTTGGAATAACAAAAAACTCAGATGAAATGGCTGAAATGTTTGATGTAGCTCAAAGGCTTGGTCGTGCATTAGGTAGAGATACTGCATCTTCTGTTGAGTCACTTATTACTGGTATTGGTAGGCAGTCAAGGCTCATGCTTGATAATATTGGAATTATTGTTAAGTCTGATGAAGCCTATAAAAAATATGCTGAAAAAATAGGCACTACTGCTGACAAGCTATCTGACGCAGATAAGAAAACAGCTTTTTTAGAGGCTACCATGACCTCAGCAAGAGCAAAAGTAGCTCAACTTGGTGGAGAAGTTGTAACATCCCAAGATTCTTTTGATGCTTTTTCAGCTACCATTTCAGATTTAAGTGTTGTTTTAGGTAGTAAATTAAAAGGAGCTTTTTCAGGGGCTATGGATGCCTTTGTAAAATTTATAGATTTAAGCAAAGCAGGGGATGTAGAGGTTGCTTTAAGCTCAATGAATCTTGATGTTATGGTTACTCAGCTTGATAGATATAGAGCAGAGCTTAAGCGTTTACAGTCAAGCTTTGCAGGAAGAGGGGCTATGAGTCCTGAATTGTATGCAGAAATTTCTGAGCAAATGTCTATAGCATCTCATAATATTGCTAATCTTGAAACCCATGTTTTTGAATTACAAAGGGCTTTAATGATTATTCCTGCACAAGCTTCTATATTTGACTTGTTTCCTAATTTTAGTGGTTTTTTTCAAACAAACATAGAGGTTATAGAAAAAGCTAACCAAGAATCTGAAACTTTAATTAATGATTTTTATATAAAAATGCACGAAGCAGGACTAGAATTTGGAGCTTTAGAACAGGCAAGACTAGAAGAGGCTGCAAGGGTAACTATTGAAAATGAACAAGAATTAAATCAAGTTTTATTGGATATAGAAACATTTTTTGCAACGAAAAGACAAGAAATTAGAGATAAAGAGGAAGCTAGTAAGGATAAAAAAACAGATGCTGAAATTAAAAGAGCAGAAGATTTAAGAAAAGCTCAAGAATTATCATTAAAAATGCATATGAAATCAGCTATACAATCAGGGATGGCTTATGATAATGCAGGTAAAGCAGCAGAATCAGCAGCGAGATCAGAGATACAATCCTATCTTTCAACTGCGATAGCAGGACTAATAAAAGATTATATAGTTAAATTAGGGTTTTTTGGGCTTCCTTTAGCAGCAGGTGCAGGAGCAGTTATAGGGTCTATGGCAGGGTCTGCAATAGGGCAAGCAGGAAGGCATTATAAATTTGAACAGGGTGGAATGGTTGGTGGTCGTAGGCATTCACAAGGTGGCACTATGATAGAGGCAGAACAAGGTGAGTATGTAATGTCAAGAAACGCTGTAAATGCTATAGGTGTAGAAGCCATGAATAGAATTAACCAGGGTGGTGGTGCAGGATCTGTAAATATATCTTTTAGTGGCAATGTTATGAGCCAAGATTTTATAGAAAATGAGGCTATTCCCCAAATTAAAGAAGCAATTAGGCGTGGTGCTGATATAGGAGTATCTTAATGTCCTTTGAAGGTAAGAACACACAGTTATATCCTGTAGTAAATATTGGTGATAATTGGTATTCAACTAACAATACTACAGTAGAGTTTGAGGGTGTAAGCTACTATTGCAAACCTATCCTTATGAATATTCCTTCTATAAAAGAATCAATAGATATTGAATCAAGAAAGTTTAAGATTTCAAGCGTATCATTGCAGTTTAGTAACTATGTAGCAGATGGGGAGAGATTTTCTGACCAACTCACAGATTCATCACTAATCAATGTTGAAGCTACTATATACTACAAGAGTCCTTCTGAGATGCTTGAGGTTTACAAAGGTGTCATTAGAAGCATATCTCACGATGATGAGAAAGTGAGTATTCAGTTAGAAGACTTAACAGAAAAAAAAGCACATAAGGATTTACCACAAGAGTTTTTAGGCGATGGCGACAATATACCTGATAAATCTAAAAACAAA